ATATGATAAACAAATTGAATTATTGGTAAATGTATGGTTATTAATTGCCATAAAATGTTTAGTAATTATTTGTTTGAATACGTTTCATATAAAATTGGTCAATACAAATCAAATTTATGCATAAGTTTATTATGCCATAAATAAATACCATATATGTGTATGAAAACAGAACATAAAATAAAAAAATTAGAATGTAAAATAAAAAATTTGGAAGAAAAAATTAAAAAAATGGAAAACGTTACAGTTGGTAAATCTATTATTACTAATATATATTCATGGATAACTATTTTTGTAGCTGTTTATTTTATTTCACCTGATAATTATGGTATTGGGTTATTAACTTTTTTTATTTTATTTTTTGCGGCCTATTATGTACATACTGAAAATCATAAATACTTTACATTTTTTACTTTATTGCATAGATATCATCATGAAAATGACAACTGTTTTTCACATTTTGTTCAATATGTTATGGAATTAGGATTACCTTTTGTGTTTTTAATTATTTATTATTTTTTTGGAACTATTTTATTAGATAAATGGATTATTTTATTTTCTGCTCTATTTTATTCTACAATTCATAATATTAATTATGGATATTTTAAAGTGAATGACGTACATTCAAAACATCATAAAAATCCATTGACCAATTATGGACCTGATATATGTGATATTATGTTTGGAACAAAACATCCAGACGATACTGAAGTAGAAAATACAAATCATTACATACCTAATATTATTATAGTAACAATTTGTATTTTATTATTACAACGTATGTGTTTAAAAGAATCATTTAATACTTTATTTGTTAAATACACAAATTATTTTTTAATTATTTGTTTTGTTATATATATGGGTTCTTCTTATTTTGTATATTCGCTTTAATTAATTGTTCTTTATTTGGATTTTTCATTGATTCAATCGAAGGCGATAAACAGCAACTCCAAGTCATATTTAATAGAATGATACTATACAAAAACATTAAAAGTATGCACGTTTTTAAATTAATTGTATATCCTAAAAAATTCATATATTTATAGTATATTATAAATATATGAAAATTATTAAAAAAAAATATACACATTATGTTTCTGACAGTGTAGAAGTAAATTTAACACATAAAGAAAAATATAATGTTTACGTAGTTTATTTTGTTAATGGGTTAGTCAATACTAATTATTTAGATTGGGTATATAATCAAATACCTTTAATAAATTATGGATGTCCTATTTACATTGTTGCTACTATTCATAAATCACAAGAAAAATTTTTAAGACAATCGACTGCTCTCCTATTTCCTTCTTATAATATTCAAATTGAATGTTATTATACAAATGAATATGAATATAGAGGAATTTTAAAAGTATGGGAACTAGCTCAACGATATAATAAAAGACATGATATTATTCTTTATTTACATTCTAAAGGTGTAACCCGTAATAATAATTATAGCCCCAACAAAAAAGATAACTATAATATTATTTTAAAAGATTTAGATAAAATAAAAGAAATATTTACTATTTTTCCAACTGTTGATAAAGTGGGATATTCATGTTCTGACCGTGGATTTATATGGTATAATTTTTGGTTTGTACGCGGTTCTTATGCATCCAATGTTGAAAAACCAATTAAAACAGAACGCAGACATTATTATGAAGATTGGTTGGCAAGAAAAGAAAATAACATGAATAAATTATGTAATTATAGTAATAAAGAAAGAGATATGAGTTGTTATACATATAAAACACATTCTTGTTATGGGTTTCATACCGATGGTAAAACTATTTTAAATATTGGAAGTTTTTTTGAACCAACCACTTCTACCTATAAACGTTATTAAATTTGCATTGCACGTGGATTTGCTTCAGAAACTATATATTTATTAAATATTGGCTTTGTTAATTGTGCTTCGGGTGTATGAGCATGTACTGTCCTTGCAATCATTTTGTACAATTTGAAGTCTGGATATCTCTCTTCACCATTTTTTTTGTATAATACATTTCGTTTCTTGTCATCTAAACACCATTCTTCAACTAATTCGTAGACTGGTGTATCATCTGGAATAATGTCCAACATAGAACATGCTAATCTACACAAATCAAAACTATAATTAGGTTCTAACACTGGCTTTAAGACATCTAAAAATGGGTCAATATTATATTGCGTAGATGCATCTCCATCCGAATGAAAACTGTCTGATACAAATCGCTTTCCTTCAAATGTATAAATAGCTCTACCGAAATCAATAATTTTGTAAATACGACCATATGTAGGTACTTGATAATGTATGTTGTTATATGTATAGTATAAATATTCTTCTTCTGTTTCTATATACATAATATTATTTGTATGCAAATCATTGTGTGTAAATTGAAATTTCTTCTGGTATACAAGTAACGTTAATATTACTTGCATCAACGCAGATGTAATTTCTTCTGGTGTCATTGTTTCAATCAATAATGAATCCAATGTATCTTTACATTTTTCTAGTGCAATTATTTGAACTGGAAATTGATTAATTTCAGCAGTAAGTCCATAACTATCAAATTCATCATCGGATGATTCCAACTCATCTGTATATACAGTTTCTGTATTGGAAGATTGTGAACTATTGGATGATTCCGAATCGGAATCAACTACGTGGTCTATAGAATCGTGTATTTCATTTGCACTTAAATCTTCTATTACTTCTACAATAGGTTCACCCATTTCTTTTATTGAAAATGAACATTCAATATCTTCAATACAAATAGGAATAGTTTCATCTTCCAATACTAATTTTTCACGATTTCGTTGGGACGAAACCCCATTATTTAATTCTTTATTTAATGTGTATAGTTTATTATTATTTTCATAGAAAAAAGTAGAATTGTGTAATTGTTCTATTTCGTCTTCAATGTTATATCTGAATTTATGTTTAATTCCCAAATAACTTCCATAGAATCCAATACCATGTACAAAATTGTCTTTAGTTAATAATTGGGAAGACAAATAAGAAAAAAAACTATCGGTGTATGCAGAGTTGTTTACTTCTGCTAATTTAGGAAAAGAAGGTGTTAATGAAGGAAGACTGAAATCATAATCCGAATATTTCCCGTTTAAATATTTTAATGGGTCTAATAAGGGCGAGTATTTCAAAAAAATAGGAAGAGTAGTATTATTTTTAAGTATTCCAGTTGCTGTATTATAATCATCTTTTTGGATACTAGATAGTTCGTAGTCATTTTCTAAATTAATATTATTCCAATTAGTAGAATTTAATACAAAAAATCTAGAATACAATGGAATATAATTTTGGGCACCTGAAATCTCCAACACTGAATTTAATTCTTCAAGAAGAATGCTATTTTTATTTTTTTTATAAAACACCATACAAGCCACTTATACTTTTTATAGATAGTTTGAACTAATTAAGTTTCAATCACCCATTAATTTTATATTCCTTAAACATGACATTAGAACTAAAAAAATTTAACATGAAAGATATTAGTTTCAGACCTAATGAAAATAAGGGTCCTGTTATTGTCCTAATTGGTCGTCGTGATACTGGTAAAAGTTTCTTGGTTCGAGACCTTCTTTTTTACCAACAAGACATACCTGTAGGAACTGTTATATCAGGTACTGAAGCAGGAAACAGTTTTTATAGTGAACATATTCCTAAACTTTTTATTCATGATGAATACAACACTTCTATTATTGAAAATATATTAAAACGTCAAAAAACTTGCATGAAACAAGTCATAAAAGAAATGCAAACGTATAAAAAAAGCAATATCGACCCTCGTACATTTGTAATTCTAGATGATTGTTTATATGATAGTTCATGGACAAAAGATAAGCTAATGCGATTACTTTTCATGAATGGGCGGCATTGGAAAATTTTGCTTATTATTACCATGCAATATCCTTTAGGAATTCCACCTAATTTAAGAACAAATATTGATTATGTATTTATATTGAGAGAACCGTACATTAATAATCGTAAAAAGATTTATGAAAATTATGCTGGTATGTTTCCAACGTTTGAATCATTTTGTCAAGTTATGGACCAATGTACAGAAAATTATGA